GTTTAATGTATTTGAAGCACTTCCAAATTCAATCAAGACTGTAATCTCTACCGAGGCAGCATCTTGTGGTGCTGATAAAGCTACAATTAACTTTTTTGCTAAGTCATTCATTAATGACCTTGTAAACAATACTTATCTTGATAAAGAGATTAAGGACTTTAATGAAGAATTAAAGAAAACCCTTGCTCCTATGAATAATATTGCTGGTACAATGATGGATGAATACTCTGATGAAGTTTATCATAAGTTTACTGATAAGCTTGAAGAAAAGGCTGATGAGATTCAGGAAGAAGACCCTGATAAAGCTACTCAGTTAAGAGAAGTTTCTAGCTCATTTAAAGAAGCTATTAATCTTACTAGAGTAATTAATAGTATTGAAGCAACCCCTTCTAATATCAATAAAGCTTATAAGACTGCTCGTGATAGTTTTAAGAAGTTTGAAGATGAGTATGATAAAAAGGTTGCTACTGTTGAGCCTTCTCCTAGAAAGTTAAAGTTCTATTCTATTGGACTTAATAAATTCAATGAGTATAGATTGTATTCTGAAGCTTATATTAATACACTTATTGTTCTTGTAGCTAATACAGTATTAAGTGCTATTGAAGCTGATACTCTTACAGAGCACATTTATGCATATTATGCTTCTAATGCTGTATATACAGTTGCTTTCACTAATAACAATAGTGAAGTAAATGATATTGTTTCTGATAAGATTGTATATATTCTTGATAAAATTTCTGAGTATATGATTCCTCTTGAAGCTAGAAATAGTAAGAAACTTAGAAAGAGAAATAAGAAGGCGAGATAATGACATATAGAGAATTTAAAAAGTGGTGTAATGAAAGAGCTTGTGATGGCTACTGGGGATTGAGAGAAGCAATAATCTGTGGTCAGATAATTGGCAAGATAAATGATACTCCATTTTTAAAACGTAAGAAAGTTTGGTTAGATATGGAGCAAGACGTATTAGATAATATCGTTACTCCAACTAATAATCTTATTGAATTAACCTTAGCAAGATTAAATGATGATAGATGATGTTATGAATGTATACAAGGGGATTAAATATCTCCTTGTATAACATTTCAATAAATATAATAAAGGAGGTTATAATTCCTATGATTAATTTTTTGAAATGTGAAGCTAAGGCTGTGATTAGATTAGTTCTTGAATTGAGTTATCAAGAAAAGAATAGAATTGCTCATAAAGTAATTGAAGTTGATACCGATGATGTGTATAAGATTACCGTTGCCGATAATGAATGTGGTATTCATACACTAAATGGTCGTATTGTATCTTTTACAATGAGTCAAACAAAAGAAGTATTATCTTATGTGACAAAAGAAACTAAACCATTTGTTGTTGATACTATTTCTGTTGATTGTTCTGAGGATGGAGAATCTAAGATTCGTACAATAAACGTATGTGATATTAGAACAATTGAAGAGCTCAGTACTTCTGGTTTTGAAGAAATTGGGCATAACGATATTGCTACATTTAATTAAGAGAAGAGGAAAACAATTATGTTTGAAAAAATGAGACAAGCTGTTTATGAGTATGTATTAAAACATCTTGATGTAACAGATGAAGTAAAATTTTCAATTTCTGATGTATATACAGTATGGACTTGTAAGACACTTCAGAATTGGAAAGCCTTAATCAGTACTACGCTTCCTGATGGAATGTATTATGAGTGTACATACAATGGTGATTTAAATGAGCTTTATATTGATGCTTATAAAAAATTTGATAATGTAAAGATTACTAATTTTATTAGAGAAGGAGAATGATTATATGTATAAAGTTATTAAGAAAAATGTGACATTCGGATATGCATTTGACTTTATTAAGGAATATCCAGAAGATTATGGAATTAGACTTCCTGAATGGTCTGAAGAAGTTGTAATTAGAGTTCAGACTCCTACAGATAATTCTAAGATGACAGCTCCATATCTTTATGTACAATCTAGATATGGTAACGTTCCATGGAAAGAAACAATGATTGAACTGTTTTCCGAAGAATGGATCATAGTAAAAGTAAGAGAAGAAGCTAAGGTAACCACTGCTAAGTGCGATGGTGACTGTGTAAATTGTTTTCTTTGTACAGATAATATCAAAATTGGTCCTTCTTTCTTTGGTTCTATAATTAATAGTACTAAGAAGACTCCTATCGAAAAGGTTGATAAGATTAACAAAGTAAATGATAAGGTTGATTCTATAACTGAAAGTCTTAGATATCTAAATAAAGAATCTTGCAGTCCAGATTGTAAAAAGAAATGTCTACATGAGTGTGACTCTAAAGAGATTAATGATAATAAGATAAAAGACAAGATTAAACCAGAAAACAATAAAGCAACTGAAAAAACTCCTACTTTTAAGGATAAAAATACTGAGGCGGAAGTTATTAAGGACATCAAAAAGATGTCAGTTCAGTTTGGGGAAGGGATGAAAGCAATCGCTAAAGGTTGCGATGAATATAAGAAAAAACTAGATACAGGAATCAATGTTGGGGAAGAAATGAAGACACTCTCGAAAGATTGTGATGAATATAAGAAAGAACTAGATAGAGGAATCAAGGATTTCTATAACTTCTTATCTGATTTGAGTGACTATATTAAGTAATAAAATGGAGGTGGGATATAAAAATCCCACCTCTGTATTTTTGTTAATTATCTTCACTATAGAAATTGTCAATAGCAGTTAGCATATCAAATCCATTATCATTATCGTCAAGTTGATTTCTTGGAATATTGAACTTATCAGCATAAGCATCTCTACCTGTTTTAGTTGCTAGGATTCTTGCCATAGCCATATCATTTTCATACTGTTGTTCAGAAAGGAATTGTTGATATAACTTTGTTCTATCTAGCTTAGACAACTGCTCTTGAATCATATCATCGTTTTCAAGATTTTCTATATCTCTAACTATAGGTATTGCTTCAGTAGCACTATAATCTTGGAATATTTCTTCTGCTTCATCATCAGCAGTTTTTAATGTAGGAATAGAAATATGCCAGTTCTCTCTTACATTCTTTCCATAATATAATGGATATATAGCATATAAAAATGAGAACAAACCATCATCGTGACTATTAGCAGAGTGGTCTATCTTACCAGTTTTCTTTAATTCAAGATTCTTTAATTCTTCAAATAGAACAGGTGAAACAAATTTATCATAATGGTCTCTTACTCTATCTGTAAGTAAATCCATAAGTCTTTCTCTTACTATTTGAGTATTATCTACACCATATACTTTTGTCATTTGTTTACGTTTATTTGCTTTGAATCCGTCTAAACGTTCTTCTATTGTACGTTCTTTTATCTCAAAGTATAGATTATTTCTAATCTTAGATTTCATTAATTGTGCTAGAGTACCTGTGCCTACACCGTTACGCTCGATAGTAACAAGCGAGTTAGGTAAGTAGTTTAATACAAGATTGTATATTACATTACCTAAATCCACTGGGTTAATATAGTTACAGTTAAAGTCAGCTACTAATTTTGTTGTAGAAGAATCTACTACAGATATAGCAGATGAGTCTTTAGAATAACCAGCGGCTACGTCGACACCAATCAATGTCTTTATTCTAGGATTGATTTCACTATAGATATTAAATAGATAATTTGAAATATAGATTTGCTTAATTGGATTTTGTACGAAACGTTGTACGTTTCTTAATTCATCTTGAGTAAAAGGACAGTTCTCAGAACTTGTTGCCCATTCAAGTAAGAATTCACGACGTATATCAGTCCATTTCTGGTTCTGTTCTTTGATTCTTTCTTTTAACCATTCTTCACTATAACCTAACTGTTGATATGTAGTTCTGATATATACAAAAATAGATTTCTCATTAGCATTTAGTGTATCAGTTAATTGCTTAAGTGAGAAGTCATACCATAACTCAGAGAATGGTGTCATCTTATTTTTTAGATCATACATATACTGTCCTTCTTCTGTGGTTAAGAAGCCTGGTGTAGATGTAAGACATAAACCATGAGGAGCACCATTTATCTTACAGTTTCTAAATGCAGTTGTAAGAGCAGGCATACCATTCTGTAATGATTCTTCAAGATATTGGAAGAACGCAGACTCATCGATCCAGCAATTTGTTACTGTACGACCACGGAGTAATGATATAGCAGATGTACGGTTTCTAGCCATTGGTAATGCTTCTATTTTATTAAAGTTAATCTTATGCTGTAGATATTGTACAGTGTTGGTTGCTTTAAGTTTCTTACCGTCAATACCAAAAGCTTGGTCGAATCTTAAATAAGATGGTAACGCTTTTATAATATTTTTTAAATCATTAAGGTTACGCTTAGCGTCATCATGTTTCTTGTTTAAGAATATCATATTAGCGTTACGAGAACCAAAGTTATAAACCCACGAGAACCATACGTTAGTACCAACAGTTTTACCTGTCTGACGAGGTTGTTCTTCATATATATTTAGATTTAATGTAAAACAGAAGTTCAATGCAAGGTTTCCTCTGTCTAATCTATATCTTACATAAGGACCACCCTGACTCTGTACTCTAACTACTTCTCTTACATAATACCAAAAGTTTCTTTGACATTCTAAGAATATCTTTTGTTTCATGTATGTAGGAAGAGATTGATCATATGGATCTACTCCAGCTAAATCCTTATCATATAATAAAAGATGAAACTTATTATTCTTTATACCAATAGCTCTTAAATAATAATGCATCTCTAAGAATGATTTATTCTCTGTATTCATTTGATAATATACTGTAACATAATTACCACTAGAATCACATCTTGTATCTTCTTGTACATCGGAAGAAGCTTTCTTAGCACCGAATAATCCAGCCAAAGGAACATAACGTTTTGGACTAGTTTTATTGTCTGGTATAGGATTCATATTACCTAGATATTGTGGATTACTATAAGTGACATCTGTATTATCTGAGTCATCATCATATATAGTAACACCAGTATTTACTATTTTAACAGCCAATTTATTTCTCTCCTTTCTTAAGGACTTTTATTAATAAGTTGACGTAATTGAAGGCAATAGGATAGTTACAAATTAGTATAGCTATAACAATTTAATAAAATAAATATGGCTTAAAGCCAGGAGGTAAATTAAAATGATGACTAACAACAATAGCAACAATCAGAATGGTGGTAACAATACTTTTTCACCGTCTACACGTTCATCTTTCAGATTCTTCAACTCAACATCTAAGGTGGATAACACTTGTCTTAATTTCACATATTGGAGTTCTCTTCTCAAGATTACAATGAATCCTATCATTGTTCAGGAAGGTTCTGCTAATAAGGTTGATACAAATAATCATATCGATATCTATCTTTCTCCGTCAAAGGCTCAGATGTTCTTGCATTGTATTCAGCAGTTTAGAGCAAATCCTGATGCCTATACAAATATTGGTGTTCCTACAAATAAAGGAGTTATCTATATTGCAAATGGTGAGAAGATGTACAATGTAAAGGGAACTTTCATTGTTATTAATCTTATTGGAGCTGACGGTTCTAAAGAAGGAGAAGCGGCATACGAGATTAATACTACAGATGTATATGGAATCGTAAACTATGTAAATAGTAATGACTTTGAAAAGTATACAGACTATTCAAGTTCTATTGAACTCGATATGATTGAAACTCTTCTTAAGAGTTTTGTAGAAGCATATACAAGTGCTATGGCATCATCCGTTCTTGAAGCAAACAAGGCTAACGATAATCGTACATTTAACTTTATTAAAGATGCTAGAGAAAAGCTTGGTATTAAGAGTGAGAATAGCAGCAGTAAATTCAATAGCAAGTCAAGTTGGTACAATAACAATTCAACATCAGTTAATTCAGAGAGTCCTAAGATTAACTCTACAGATTATGAAGATGCTATGAATGAGATTGCTTCTTTGTTGGACTAAGATAAGTAAAATATAATTGAGAGGGATAATTTGTTATCCCTCTCTTTTGAAAAGGAGAAGTTGTATGATAGGATTAATAATATGGATGGTTGTGTTTATAGTATCAATAACTCTTGTTCTATATCAGTTATTTTTTGGTGATGGAGAAAAACCAAGAACAAAAATTGGTGCTATAATATATAGACTACTTAGTAGAAATAGAAGTTTTATGTATTTAGAAAACAAATACAATGCTTTGTTATATTGTATAATGGCAAGTATATCATTTTATGCTATTATATATTTTATAGTATCTATTCTTATTAGACGTAATAGATAAATTATTAGGAGGATATAAATTTTGTTTACTATCGCAAAACGTAATAACGATAAAGTTTCATTTCTTTACAAAGATCACACTGGTAGATATTTATTCTCTGGTTATTCTAATATGACTTTTAATACTGAAGAAGAAGCACTTCAGTTCATCTATTATAATTCAGATTGTGTAAAGCATCTAATGAAGAAAGATGAAACACTATATGTATTACCTGTTGGTAAGAAGAAAGAAGATATAAAGGTGGTGTTACAAGAATGATTCAAGATATTAAAGTCGAAGAAGTTCATTCTGATGGAACAAGAAAAGAAATAAAGAACGACCCAGCTACTGGATATCATAATTTTCTCGTTATGTTTAATACACTTGTTGATTTAGATTTTGCTATTCTAAGAATGATTCAAGAAGAATTCAATAATCCAAAGTATGTTAATCAGAAGATTATGAATATGACAACCAAGCAAGTTAAGACAATTCTTTTAAATAGGAATGATCCTAATCCTGTAACTATATGTATTAGAGATAAAGAAATAGCCAATAATATTTATAAAGAAATCATGACTACAAGATATTCAGACTTACTTAAAGAAGATAAGTATATGGCTATTACTGGTTTATTCTTTTTAATTTCTGTATATACAAATATAGATAATGTACATGTTACAGTGCTGTGTACTTCTAAAGAGGAAGAAGCTGTAATTAGAAAGTACCATTCTAAGGTAAATATCATTGTTAAAGAAGACCCATCTGATTTGTCATTAGATGAGTATACAGAGTTTATTTTTAAGAATAAGAACGATGTTTTTAAATTTAAGAATAAATTCAATGAAAAAAGAATCCTTTTCATGAACTACAAATTCAATATTACATTTGATGATAAACCATATCCAGATATAAAAGTTTCTCATTATCTTTGGGAAAATGGTTATTCTAAGACAGGAATCATCGATACTTATAGAAAAGATGACCCTGATTATGCAACATTGCGATTTGTGGTAAAAAAGAAAAAGAAAAACAATTAAGTAATATAATTATTAAGGAGGAAATAATATATGTCTTTCACAAACATTGTTAACAAAGAATCTCTTAGAAGAGTTCAGCTTGAAACTATGGATATTCTTAAGGATGCACTAAGTAAGTCCTTCGGTCCTTTTGGTTCTAATACAATTATTTATAAGGAAGGTGCACTTCCTAGATATACAAAGGATGGTCATACTATTCTTGGAAGTATCCAGTTTGCTGGTGAAATCGAAAAGTCTGTTCTTTCTGATATTGAAGAGGAAACAAGAACACAAGCTATTAAGATTGGTGATTCTACTACATCTATCACAATTCTTTCGTCTCTTATTTTTAAGAAACTTGCCGAATATGAAGAAGAAAACTCTTCTTTGATTACTCCTGCTAGTATTGTAACTCAGTTCAAGGAAGTAACTGAAGAAATCTGTGAAGAGATTAAGAACAACTCTAGAGAAGCTGATATTGTCAGTATGTATGATATTGCACTTATCTCTACAAATGATAATGAAAAGCTAGCATCTATTGTTAAGGATGTTTATACTACATATGGACTTGATGTATATATTGATGTAAAGGCATCTATGAATGGTACTACATATCTTAAAGAGATTAATGGTATGACAATTGATTGTGGTTTCCTTGATCCTACACTTATTAACGATGTAGACAAGAATGCTTGTGTAATCAAGAATCCTAAGATTTATGCATTTAAAGATCCAATTGATACTATCGAAATGGGTACATTCCTTGATGCTATTCTTTATAAGAATATTGTTGGTCCTATTAAGAATCAGAAACCAGAAGATATGGTTCCTACAGTTATTATGGCACCAAAGATTTCTCGTGACTATTCTTCTTACATTGATATGCTTATGCAGTCTATGGCTGCTGCACCTGCTGCTAATCGTGGTTGGTTGAATATTATTACAGATATTCAGGGTTGTGATATGGAACAGTTTGAAGATATCTGTGACCTTTGTGGTTGTAAGTATATTAAGAAGTATCTTGATGTAGAAATTCAGGCTGAAGATATTAAGAAGGGTCTTGCTCCTACACCTGATACAATTGATGATTTTGCTGGTACTGCTGTTCAGGTTAATTCTGATGCTAATAAGACAACTTTTGTTTATCCATTAAATATGTATGATGAAGATGGTAATCCAACAGCTCTATTTAAGCAGAGAACTGATTATCTCGAAAAGCAGATTGAAAAGCTTGAGGTAGAAGGAAACAATACTACAGATATTTATACACTTAAGAAGAGACTTCACTCTCTAAAGGGTAAGATGGTAGAAATCTTTGTTGGCGGTATTACTGTAGCAGATAGAGATGCTGAACGTGACCTTCTCGAAGATGCTGTTCTTAACTGTCGTTCTGCAGCATTAAATGGTGTTGGTTATGCTGCTAACTTTGAGGGTCTTCGTGCTTCTAAGACTATATTTGATAACTATTCTGATAGTGCTAACTCGACAAAGCTTGCTATTGCTACTATCATTTATTCAGCATATGTAGAAATTTCAAGTATGTTATATGATACTATGAACAATATGGAGTCTGTTGATGATATTGTAGCAGAGTCTATTGAAAAGGGAATGCCTCTCAATATTGTGTCAAGACAATATGATGGTAAAGTTCTTACAAGTATTGATACAGATACATGCACACTCAATACTATCTCTAAGATTATTACTATCATGGCTACTGCTAACCAGTTCATTCTTCCAACTCTTAATGTAAACAAGTATTAATATAAAAAAGAAACGTGCTTTAATTAGCACGTTTCTTTGTTTCCCTTTGTGTAAGTACAGCTTCTTATAACTTTACAAAATCAAGCATCTCCGCTCTAAGGGTAAGTGGGATACTCTCATCGAATATCTTATTCATAAAGTTATACCGAAACTGTGTGCTGTGACCTTCTGTGATTTTTATTATAGCACTATAATAGAAATCATCAGCGTTTACAACATTTCTCAGTAATGGATCTGAGAACTTGTTGTTATGGTCTTTAGAGAACATTACTTCTCTGAGGAACCTTTGAGATTCCATGGCGATAAGGTAATTTACGATATCGTCAAAATTATGAAGACGATAACTCTTGCCTAACGCTATTTTCAGATTCTTCTTCTCGTCAAATTCCCTTTTCGTGTTCATAGTAAACCTCCAAAATTAATTTATTTGATAGTATTCATCCTATCACTACAATGATATATAATGAAAAAATAATTTAATCTATTAAAAAGAAAGCGTGCTTTATGCACGCCTTCTTTTAAATATTTCTTGTATAGTAAGACGCATAAAATTTTGCGTCTTCCCAATTACATCTAACAGACTGACGAATCTTTCTAGTAAGTTCGTCTCTATCAAATGACGGATCAAACTGAATTTCTCCGTCTTCTCTATCTGTTATTGTTATACCTTCATTTGTTAATATTAACATATAACCACCAAGATTCTTATCCCAGTGATACTGTAAGATATCCTTTGTTAATATTACATTGCCCGCTGTTATTGTTGTCATAGTTGTTGTTTTCATAATAAGCTCCTGTACTTTAATGGAACATAGAATTTAAGCATTGTTGACTGTTCCGTTATCAGCAATGCATTTTAACTTATTTAAATCGCTCAATTTTATTACGGTCTTAGAGCTAGACCAAATCTAGACTATTGTAGTCTAGAGAATAAGCTGTTCAAGGATAGACTTATATCTATCTCTTATTCACTTATATTATATATATCTAAAATAATTTAGTTTTACAAAAACATAATATTAAATACACTAATGAAAGGAGGATAAATGAAATATGTCTTCTGCTCGAAAATATAAATGTATATTTTGTAATAAATCTTTTGAAAGAACTAGTCTTGCTAGTCATATAGATAAGCATCATGATGATATGCTATGTGATGAAAAAGGGTTTACTGCAAATAGAATTGTATTTGATGTTTGTAATAAGAAAGAACCAGTAGGAGCTTCTACTGGTACTTGTCGTATATGCAAGAAGCCTACTGAATGGGACGAGAAATCTGTAAGATATAAAGCATATTGTTCAGAAAACTGTAAAGCACAAGCCAGAAAGAATTATGAAAAGAATATGCTTAAAGTATATGGTAAGACCACATTACTAGATGATATGGAATGGCAAGAAACTAAAATGCTTGCTAATCGTGGTATTTCTGGTAAGTATAGATGGTCTGATGGAACATACAAAACTTACGTGGGAAGTTATGAAAAGAAGTTTCTTGAATTTTGTGATAATGTATTGAATATTGATTCTGGAGATTTACTAACTCCAGGACCTACAATTTATTATGAATATGATGGAAAAGAACATACTTGGATTACAGATGCTATTTATCTACCATATAATTTAGTATTTGATATTAAAGATGGCGGAGATAATAAGAATAATCGTGATATGCCAGAATATAGAGCTAAGCAATTAATGAAAGAAAAGTTCATTACAGATCAAGGTGAGTATAACTATATTAGACTTACTAATAACGAGTTTGTACAATTGCTTACTATATTTGCTGAATTGAAAGAATCTTATTCTAATGAGGATGAACCTAAAACAATTTCTAGAGTTCATGAGCATACTGGTCCTTGTGCTATCGGTGGAATGGCTCCTGGAATTACATCTGACATTCAGCCTAGTATGTTTATTTCAAATATAATGAATAAGAATACATTTGAAACAGAATTTGCTTTATCTAATGATATAACATCTGAGTTTATGATTATAAGAGATAAAGAAACTGGTAAACTAAAGCGTAAGAAAAGCTCAGAACTTCTTGAAGATGCTGAAGTGAAAACATTTAAATATATTGGTGATGATATTGTTAATATATTAAAAGAAATATATACTAGATATACTAATGAATCGTATGTAGACTGTCAATTTCTTCCTACATTAGTAACAGAATTTGATGAGGTATTATCATATGACCAATTAGAATTTAGTAATCTATTAGAGTATGTAGATAAAGAATTGATTCAAGAAAACTTTAATAGTTCTTTAGCTACATTACAGTTCCAAACTCAAATAGTATTTAACGAGGCTAAGCCTATAGTGTTTAATGTATTAGACCCTGTTAAATATGAGTATAAAAAGAAATTACTTCGTGAGTATGAGGACTTAACTATTCTTCAAAGTATGAATGGTAAGTACTTTGCTTTTAATAAAGTCAGCTGCAAACGTACTAAAGGTGTTAGCAGTATATATGAAATTAACGATAGTATGTTGAAGTCTATAGCTTCAGCACCATATTAAAGGAGGAATATACTATGAGTTTCAATGAAAGAATTTTTAGCATTCTTACAGAATCTGGTAAGTCTTGTAAAAATGCTGTAACTAAGGATGAATGTACTGAAGCATGTGATAGCTTCCAAGATACAATTGGTAATGGTCATAACTTTTCTGATGTTGTAGTACCTAATGGTATTAAGATGGATGAAGACGCAATGCCTATTTGTAAAGGTGAAGTAAAGAAGTGTCCTAAGTGTGGTAAATCAGAATGCACTTGTGGAAAGAATGAGTGCTCTTGTTCTGAAGCATACTTCATTGATGGCAGACTTCTTGACATTTATATGTCTGATAACGATATTTCTAATGATGCTGTAGCAGTAGGTAATATCTGTGAGCATTATGGTATTGATATTGATGATGTATATGTAGTAGTAGAGTGTGATGAAGTTAATAAGGGATTAATTGATCATACTAAGCATTATCTATCATGCGGTCTTCTACGTAGATGTGATAATCAGATTAGAAACTGCATTAATGCAGGTATTAAGGTAGTTAAGCGTTCATAATATAAAGACCCAGTAGGATTTGTTTCCTACTGGGTCGATAACTTTTTTATAATAAAGGAGGATGATGTTATGAGCAGAACCAGAAAAAAGAGGTCTCATCCTAAATACTCTTCATATAAACATAGTGATCTTAAGAAAAGAGCCAACCAATTCACACCAAAACCTACATTAAGTTATAGTCTTTCTCAAGAGATAACTCAAGATAAATCTCCTGTTGTTAAACGTAATTCATTCGGAGATGTTATTTATAGTATGCAATATATCGGATATGAGAAGTTTGAATATTGGATAGAATATGATGAAGATAGAAGACCATTATCATATATAGATACTCGTGGATGTTCTTGGAAATGTAAATACAATTCTAAGGGTAATATATGTGACTATTGGGATTATTCTGGATATCAAGAAAGTTATAGATATTATAAGAATAATCTAGTTATATGTACCAACTCTTTTGGTAATAAGATTAAGAAGAAAGTCATTACCAATAAATATGTAACTCGTGATCTTTTCATTTCTACAGATGATTGTATATAATATATACGATATGAATGATCATATCAAATTTTAAAGAAAGGAGATGATGAAATATGTCAGATAAAAAGCAAGAACAAGAGGAAAAGCGTAGAAATGCTCTAATAGCATGGATATTTATCGCTATACTTTTGTTAATACCTATAATACCATCATTTCTTATTTTCAAGATATTTGAATGGTTAATACCGGAAGTAACATGGTCAGCAACGCATTTAATAGGATTATATGCTTGCTCATCAACAATCATGATTGCTGGTAGTATGCTTTCATATACCAGCAAGAAGTAAAAAGAAAGAAGGATTAATATGCCAAATTGGTGTGAAAATTTTATTACCTTTATGAGCAATGGAACTCCTGAAGGATCCGCTGCTATCAAAACTTTCCACAAAAGACTTAATGAAATATTTGAAATAGAATGTATTGATGGTTGTATATGGGAAGATGAGATAGAAGCTTATTTGCTTTGTTCTCAAAATATCAAATTGTTTGAGTACAACAAGAGTTCTACCACTGGTTTCAGAACTCGTGGTTATGTAACAAATATATCTGATTTAAATTATGATAGTTTTCATGTATGCTCTTATGATGCATGGTCAGCTAATAATGCTTTTTGGTATAGTCTTATAACCATATTATATGGAGATCTTATTACTTTCTCCTATATAGCAAACGAACCTGGGATGGGTCTGTTCTACACTAATGATCGAGGATTCCTTCCAAGATATAGATTATTCCTTGAATGTGGAATACGTCCTCTAATGAAGGTTCCAGGAGCATGGGATACTAGATATTCAGATAATTTGTTCCATTTCTTAGATAGAGATAATCCATATGTAATGATTCCATCACCGGAATATACTGATTGGACAAACAGTTATTCATATGGTATTCAATTAGAAATGGATGGCGAAGAAGATGATATAATTACAGAATGTGAAGATTATATCTTTGGAGAAGAAAAACCAGATATAAACGATATCTATGATTTGGAAACTGAATTAAATAAAATTGATAAGAAAATGAATGTTTGTGTAGATGAATATAGATATTCTCGAATAGATTTAGAAGATGAAATCAACCGTAATAAACTTTATAAGAATTTGGGAGGAGTTTAATATGGCTAAACTTAAGATA